AATTTCAGATGAGGACTACACAAAACTGCCTGAGAAAGATCGCACCGATCAGTTGATCAAATTGGGTCTAAAAAAACTCAACGAAAAAAAGGCCTCATCTGGTGACGACGTGCAGAAAGAAATGACTGAACTTCGAAACAAGTTACAAGAACTTGCAGACGCTAAAAAGAAACTTGAAGAGGAGGAGTTACCAAAAGCTAAAACAGAAGCCGAAAAACAAATCGCGGCTTATCGCTTGGAGCAAATGTATCATAAGGCCTACGGTTCGACTTTGAAAGGAAAATTGATTGCAGATGAAGATTCATTGTTCCCTGCCATTGATGCCCAATTAAGAGCCAGCTACGACATTGGTGAGAAAGATGGAAAAGTTGTTTTGTTTAAAAAAGGAACTACTACGGTGGCATTCCATGAGAACAGCAACAAGGAAGTGAAGTTGGAAGAGGCACTTACTACAAGCGCGGCGGCATTCATTAAGAAACAAGAGCCAACACCACCGAAAAAAGGTATTCCAGAACCAGGTGCAGGAGCGGGCAAACAGGGCCACTACCGAACAAACATGGCCAAAGAAAAAATGAAGGAGGTGTACGGCGACAATGCCGAATAAAAATTTTTTCAAAACACATTAAAAGAGCCATTACTTTTGTAGTGGCTTTTTTCGTTAGGGCATGAATGGAAAAAGTAAATCTACTCGACGGGTTAATGACTCCCTTTCAAAAGGTCAAATAATTCACCAAATAGTTTTACTTTAAATCCATTATTCACAATGGCAACAATTACATTTGAAGAAATCTGTAGAACAACTTCTGCAGAACTCATCGAAATGGCCGAGGCGGGAGCGTTGCAAAACTCATTCACTCCTGCGGGTCTTTACGATTCATTGATTGATCCTGCGAACGCAAACTTAGCCGACATTCAACCAGTCCTTGCACAAGGTGGAATGAAAAACAAGGTTGTTTTGCGTTATACACAACCAACATCAGAGGCTGCAATCCTTGATGCAACATCAAGCGTATGTGCTGGCGGTGTTGAGACAAACTATGTATTTGATACAGTAGAAGCAGACCAAGTATCAGCGACTCCAGTGTATCTTTTCGACGATGCACAAATGCGTGAAATCTGTGAAGCGGGTAGTACTTTCCGTCAGCGTGTTTTCCTAGGTGCAGAAAATGCACTGCGTAGAAACATCAATGAGAAGTTGATTACCCTCTTTATTGCGGGCGCAGGTAATTTGGACGGTGACAACGACAAGTCCTACACTTTCCTTTATCAGGATGGCGCAATCACAACGGCACTCGATGACGGTATGATTGAGTTTCAAACCGATTTGATGGACACGGGCATGACAGGTGTGCCTCGCATTGTAACTGGTGGTGTAATGTACCAATGGTTGCAAAAGCAAGGTATTGCGTGTTGCAATATGAACGGTTTTGATATTTCTCAAATGGGAGATATAGCCGCTTTCTATGATAATCAAATTGCCGCCGCGCTACCTTCTAAGCCAAACACATTTTTTGCTTACGCACCTGGAGCAGCTATCTTTTTGGGAACCGATCAAAACATCGGTGAGTTCAGAAAAGTCGTTGAAGGTGTTTACTTGCATGATGTTTATGTTTCTCCGGTGACTGGTGAAACCTATGATGTAAACGCACACTATGACGACTGTGATCGCAAATGGAGATTCCAGATGTCAAAGCGTTTTGGTTTGTGGCAATTACCAAAGAACCTTTATCCATCGGGCGACCCTCGCAACAATGTGAATTGGAACTTTACGCCTCAGGCAGTGAAAGAAGTAGCAGCCTAATTGCACAAATAAAAGGGAGGTTTAAAAGCCTCCCTTTTTTCCATTTAAGCCAAAAAATATTCTTCCGATCCTCAAAAAAACTATTCCCATGTGCTTTGAAAACTTCATAGGACTTACAAAGAAGTGCAACCTAGACGAGCCAACAAGCGGCCTTTACGTCGATATGCTTGAAGGTGTTTCGATGAAATCCGTGGCTAACATTGCAATGGGTGACGCAATCACAGCGCAAGCACTCATCAATGAAAAGACCCAGCTTGTATTTGAGAAATTAGAGGGCGGCGCATATCCGTTTTTATTTCACAATGCAATCGAACATTCTATTGAGTCGATTATTTCTAAAGGCTTTTCAACTGAAATAGGAACACTAAGTGAAAACCTTCGAGGATTAAGAATTGAGACCAAAAGAGAACAGTTGACAAAACTTGTCGTTGAAAGGCTTTATTTACTTTCATCGACCGATGCTGACGGTGTCACAATCACAATCAATGATGGAATAACAACCACTACAAAAACAGTTAGCCTTGTGGCGGGAGTTGAGTATGTAATCGAACTGAATTATTCGACCAACTCTTATAAAGTGGACATTACATATCAGGATCATCATCTAACTCCATTTGAAGGCTCAATAAGCCCCTATGATAGATACTGGCCAACAGACTGCAATAATTGTGGATGCAATGGTATGAGAATGGTCGGCCTTGATGCTGGAGAGGAAGTTAGTAACTGGGTCGGTATTCGCGCAGACGCATCACTTCAATGTGACCGAAAGAAAATGGTTTGCCTAATCGCTGAAAGATCAAAGGTTGCAATTCTTTATCTGGTAGGCTCAGACTTGATGAAAGAACATGGCGCGACTGATAGAGTGAATTTTTTATCAATCAATGGAAAAGAATTCGCTCAGACAAAAGCAGCCGAATGGAGAGAGGCCGGGGAAGATATGTTAATGAGGTCGGCTCAAGGAATAACCGACTACCTTAGAAAATCTCAATCTAATTGTTTTATCTGTAACAATGTAAAATATGGCTACTCCTTACCGTAAGATGATTCTAGGCAAACAGTCTGGAACAAAAAAAACTATCAAGAAAAACACAACTAAAAAAAGCACTTGCAAAAAGTGCGGAGGTAGATAATGCAAGAACTAGCAATAACCATAGCGATGAAAAAATTCTTTGTAGCACTGGCATTAACAGTGACGGCTTTTTTTCTGCCACTTAAACCACTTTTAATAGGCTCGTTGATACTTGTCATCATAGACCTTTATACAGGGGTCAAGGCGGCAAAGAAACGAGGCGAGGCAATCCGAAGCAAGGGATACAAGAGAACTCTAATCAAGTTCAGAGATTATGCTTTGCTTATCATTACGGCTCACTTAATGACTACTATTTTCTTTCCGAACTTAGGAGTCGATTTCGCTTCACTTGCTTCAATGGCTATTGCTTATGTGGAGTTCAGAAGTTTCTGTGAGAACATGGAAGAGATTACCGGCAATTCTTTTTGGATGAAGATTTTTGCGATACTTCCAGAGTTTAGTTTTTTTCAAGGCAAAACAACAAAAGGCGAAGATGCCAAACTTTGAGCAGTTCATAAAGCAAGTTCAAGAAGCTACATTGCGGGTAATTGAGGTACAACAAAACTCGATTCAAACGGCTATGTTCGAACTTCAAGCGGACTATTTACAACGAATTTTCAAAGAAGGAGAGGACAGTGATGGAAACAAAATTGGACAATATTCGACCAAGCCATTTTATGCAGGCAAAGGAAACAGCCAAGTAAGGTCTTCGAGTATAAAGCCCAAGGGAAAGAACAATGAGACGAAGTTTAAAAATGGAAAGCAGCGAAAGACTCAGTACATGGCAGGCGGTTACAAAGAATTCAGAAGTGTAGTTGGCCGCCAAAACACAAAGGTGGACTTAGCCCTAACATTTGCCCTTCGTGGAAGTATTCAAGTAGGTATTGGAAGCAATGGCAGTACGCTTTCATTCAATAGCGATAAAGAATTAGCCAAAGCAAGAGGCAACGAAAAGAGGTTCAATAAGACTATCTTTGACGCCTCACGAGTAGAGTTAGATAAGTTAGTAACCAATTACCAATCGGAAGTCGAAGAGGCTTTCTTTTCAGCTTTTAAGCCATGAATGAACTCATTGAGAAAATAGCATCAGACTTACTTGGTACATTCAAGTATTTGAAGCAAATCAGAACAATTGGTTATTTGTCCAGAGCGCAGGATGGGAACTACGTTTATGATGAAGAGTTAAAAGAAATCGGATTGACAGATAGAATGGGTAACAGTGGGTATATTCGTTACCGTTCGGATAACACTTTATCCATCAATAAAACAGAAAGATTTGGAGGGGTGACAAATGAGTGCACCTTGCCGTTGAGATTAGTTCTCCTGGTCGATTGGAATAACGCCCCACAAGCCCTTTTAAGCATCGCAAACTATTTGAATAGGTATTTTGTCAATCAATACAATTCAATGCAATCAGTGACCTGCGAATACGTGGGAGGTGGTACGAACACAAAAGCTAATCACTTAGCCGAAACGGGAAAAGAAATAACGAACAATAGCTATATAGTCATCTATGCAGATTTTAATTTGAAATTCAGAGATGCTAATTTTTGCGAACCAAACCAAAGCGATATGAAACCTTGTAATTGTGGAAATGTATTAGACATGGGGTGCTTTGCCTCATGCGATGACATAGAATTAGAGCTTCCAATAGAGGAGGGAACGGTAGTCGTAAGCACCGATTTCAACGGCTCAACGGTTGAATTGAGATTGGAAAATCAGGAGTCAGGAAAGGTGGTTATACCATCTGGCAGCCTGAATGAAGATTATACCTTTATCTTAGAGGTGTATCAAGGCACGGAAAGAATCACAAAAGAAGTCGATGAAGTGGTTTATAATTGCTTCCAAATAAAGATTAAGCCATGATTATAATTGAACTAATTACCTGGATTATCCTAGGTTCATGCTTTGGAGGCTTTACTTTTTTTCTGGAGTACTTAATTGGCAATCCATTCAAAGACGAGGTTTACACGGGCAACATTCTATCGTTTTATGGGCTGTGGATAAGAAAGCATTACGATAGAGTTGAGGCTTCTATTACCCTCAATAAGCCCGAAAAAAACGCCTACACAAAATTGAACTACTGGAAAGCAGCCGGAGTGTGTCCTTATTGCTTAAACGTCCATGTTAGTTGGATAATGGCTTCAATATTTATTCTTTCTACACCCCTTAATTGGTGGGGAGTCCTTATAGTTTTACCCGTATCCCATGTGACTTTATACGTCCTTGGAGATAGGTTCTGGCAGTAGTTTGGTTGAGGTTGAGGATTGGTTTATTGATGGAAGAGGGGGCGAAAGCCCCTTTTTTCGTGTTTCTGAAACCTTTGTAAAATCTAGGAAAATGAAAATTCTTTTAAAATTTCACCAAAAAAGTTTGGTGTTTTGGCAAAAGAAGTTCTATATTTGCCTTATTAAAAATCAAACAAAAATCAAAATGGAAAAGCAAGCGTATCAAGTTAGCCTAGTGACAGAAAGAACAATACACTATGAATCTATGACCGAAAAAATTACATCAGGACAGGACGTTTACGAGGTTTTGAAAAAAGTATATGATTCATTCATGGAAGATCACGAAGAGTTCTGGGTAGTAGCCTTAAATCGGTCGAATGTAATATCTGGATTGTGTCGAATTTCGGTGGGCGGGGTAAGCCAAACAATCGTTGATTTAAAGCAAGTGTTCAAATTTGCATTGTTGTGTAACGCATCTTCAATTATCTTGTCTCATAATCACCCGAGCGGAAATATTTTGCCGAGTAATGAAGATCATGCACTCACGGAGAAAATCAAAAAAGCCTGTTCAGTAATGGATATTACTTTATTGGATCACATCATTCTGACCAGAGATTCTTTTACTTCCTTTAAAAACGAGGGTTACCTATAAATCAAAAGAACATGATTAGAATAAGTCACACCGTATATCCAGACGCACCACAACCGACATTTAATGATTGGCACATTTACATCAGAAAGCAAATCTTGAAGTACAAATCCTCAATGGCTCACGAGCGGGAGGATTATTTGAGGGAACTTCTAAAAATCAATCGTCAACGCAGAATCAAATGAACGACCAACTAAACATCCAATTTGCCATTCAACTCTACAATGCTTGCAGAGATAAGAGCCTTCCGAAAATGACGATGCTAAGACTCGCACATGAGGTATATCCAAACCTTTCTCCAATGTCTTCACTTGGAAAGATTTCAGCCCTTAATACTGGTCGAGTAGAGAACCAAGGCATCATAAGGATTTCAGATATTCGTCGAATTTGCGAAGTCTTGAATTGTGACGTGAAAGTATTGTTTAACCAACCAACCAAATAAAATGAAGCTACTTTTTTATGACCTAGAAACAACGGGATTAAATCCTGGTCAACACTCAGTTCACCAAATCGCAGGAATCTTTTTCGAGAATGGAGAAAAAATCAAAGAGTTTGAAATTAAACTCCAACCAAACCCAAAGGCCAAAATCGAAAAAGAGGCCTTAGATTTAAAGAATCTCACAATCGAAGACCTCAACACTCGTCAATCATTCAATGATGGATATAAAGAACTCCTAACGTATTTAGGCGCATGGTGTAATAAGTTCGATAAAAAAGACAAGATCGAGTTGATAGGTTACAATAACCGAACGTTCGACGATCAATTTCTCAGAGGTCTATTTCTCCAGAATGATGATAAGTATTTTGGCTCTTGGTTTCATCAACAAACAAGAGATGTCAATATCTTAGCAGTGGAATGTTTGTCACCATTCAGAGATGAGTTAGAATCATTTAAACTTGTTCACGTCGCTAAGTACCTGGGTATCGAAGTAGATGAAGCAGAAGCACACGACGCCCTTTATGACGTCAAGTTGACAGTAAGCGTGTGGCTCGAATTAAGAAAGAGATTTTTTGTTCAATTCTAATAAATCAATAAACAATGTCAGAACAATTACAGGTTCTGGAGTTACCTAAAGAACTCCAACAATTAGCAGCCGCAAACCTTGGGCTTGCTAAAGAAAAAGCGGACGAACATTTAGCTGCATTCGCGCCCTATATGTCAGAACTCACTGAGTTGAGCGTGCAAATGGAAGGAATCAACTTCGAGACTCCAACGAGTGAGGACTCAAAGAAAGCATCCGACCTTAGAAAAAAACTCGTTAAGGTTCGCACGGGATCCGAAAAGGAAAAGGACGCCCGAAAGAAGTCGCTACTCACTGAGGGTAATCTCATTCAAAGTGCTTTTAATCTCATCAAGAACGCTTGTGAGATGAAAGAAGAGAGCCTCGCAAAGGTTGAGAAGTACCAAGAATTGCTACGTGCTGCCGAATTAGAGCGCATCACTAACACAAGAATGGAGCAGTTAGCACAATATGAGTGCAACACCGACCGTGCATTAGTTGGCCAAATGTCAGATGAAACGTTTGCTCAGTTTTTGAACGGTGCAAAAGTGACCTACGAGCAAAAGAAAGAAGACGAGCGCAAAGCGGAAGAGGCGCGATTAGAGGCTCAAAGAGTCGCTAAACTTCGCGAAGAAAGACTCACGGCTCTGAGAAGAGTTTCAAACTTCCTAACGGACGAAGAAAGCCAAAAAGACTTCGGTACAATGTCAGATGAAGAGTGGTCACAACTCGTCAAGGTTATTGGCGAAAGAAAAGCAGAACACGCAGCCAAAGAAGCAGAAAGACAAGCTGAATTGGAGCGCATCCTAAAAGAAAAAGAACGCGAAGAGGCCGAAAGAAAAGATCGCGAAGCAAAAGCCGAAATCGCACGTTTGGAGGCCGAAAAACGCGCCAAAGAAGAACAAGACGCAAAAGCTAAAGCCGAAGAGGAAAAGAAGCGTATCGCTGAGGAAAAGGCACGAAAGGCAGCCGAAAGAAAAGCGGCTAACGCTCCAGATGTCGAGAAGTTGAGAGGCCTTTTAACTGCCATGAATAACATTGAAATTCCAACATTGAAAGGCGACGAGGCTCGTTTACTTCTAACAGAGTTTTCAAATGACTGGTCAAGCCTTTTGGCTTCTTACGACGAAAAAATCAACCAATTGTAAAACCAAAATGGGGGCGGGTGTATTAACTTGCCCCCATTAAATCAATCAATAACTTATGAGCAACATCCAAAAAAAAGAAATGAAGGATTATTTCGCGAGTGAAGTAGTCCGTAAAAAGTTTGAAGAGGTAATTGGTAAAAACACCAATGCTTTCATGGCCTCTTTGCTTCAAATCGTCAACGGTAGCAAATACCTTCAAGACGCAGACCCTGGCACGGTAATGAACGCCGCAATGATGTCAGCGGTCCTGCAATTACCAATTCATCCATCACTAGGTTATGCCTACATAGTACCTTACAAAGGAGAGGCGCAGTTTCAAATCGGATGGAAGGGCCTTGTACAACTTGCTCAACGTTCAGGGCAGTACCTTGAGATCAACGTAGTTGAGGTGTACAAAAATCAATTCATATCATTCAACGCCCTAACAGAAGAGTTGCAAGGCGACTTTAATGTAGATGGACAAGGTGAGATAGTGGGTTATTGTGCCTATTTCAAGTTGGCGAATGGTTTCCGAAAGGTTACTTACTGGAGCAAAGAAAAAGTACTTCAACACGCAAAGAAGTATTCTCAGGCTTACAGAAGCGATAAGGGAATAACTCCATGGAAGGACAAAGATCAGTTCCACGAAATGGCCAAAAAAACTGTTCTTAAAAACACTTTGACCAAATGGGGGCCGATGTCTATTGATATGCAGAAAGCGGTTACAATCGACCAAGCTGTAATTGAAGATTTGAACGGGGACAAGATCAAGTACCCCGACAATCAAATTCAAGAACACGGCGAAAAGGAACGCTTTCAAATGATGCTCGAAGCAGATTACGAAAGCCTCGAACAATTCCAAAAGGATGTATTAGACAGGGCGGGTGAAGATATTAAGGATGAATTTGCGTTTGAAATCCAAGAGAAAATTGAAACACTAAAAGCCAAAGCCCAATGAAAAGAAGATTTTTTTATCGCGCATCATCGATGGGCAATCTTATGACAGAGGGCCGAAGCAAAGGAGAACTTTTGGGTGAGACTTGCAAAAAGCAACTTGCTCAGGTTTACGCTTTCAGTCGTGCCGGCATTACAAAGCCTATTGAATCAAAGTATCTGGAGAAAGGCCACAAGCGCGAAGAGATGGGAATAACCTACCTCTCTTTGAAAGAAAAGAAGCTATACAACAAGAATGAGGCTCGAATTTCAAACGATTGGGGGTTAACTGGACTTCCAGACCTTTACGAAGGAGGAACGATTTTAAAGGCCGAAAGAATCATCGACATTAAGAACTCCTTTAGCTACATATCTTTTTTGGAAAGCAAAACTGAAAAACTGGCAAAAGACAGAATTTGGCAGGCCCATACATACATGGCCCTGACAGGCGCGAAAGTTTGTGACTTTGCGATATGTGCTATTAACGCACCCATTGAAATGATTTCAGACGAAAAAAAGCGCAAGTTTTTCAAGATGAACCCTGAGAGCGACCAAGATGAAGAGTTTGTGAAAGTGTCACTTGAGATTGAGCGAAACATGATTTTCGATCTTGAAGAGTTTATGAAAGAATATCCATTTGCCGAACTTGAAACTATTCGTCAGGGCTTGCAAAAAGACTTTGTAAACATTCCTTGGGATGAAAGAATTAACATCGTATCAGTCGAAAGGGATAACCACGAAATTGAGCGCATGAAAAGCATGATACCACACTGGGACAATTATATTTCAGAAACCTTTGAATCCAAAAAAGCATGAGCAAAATAGGTAAAACATTCAGAATCCGAAAAGATTTAAAATTACATGAAGTCCTTGGAGAGTGTAAAGTGACTCAAGAAATCTTTAATATTCGCGGTCAAATTGGAACAATCACAAGAGACCACAGTAGAGGCAAGTATTACACATCTTTTTCAGATGCTTTCATTGTAAGCGATGGGATGATTGAGGTCGGTAATCCAGTAAAGATGTCTGCACAAATGGAGGGTTACGTTGAAATTACGGTTATGGTTCCAGAGGGCGAAAAGTTCAACTTGAATCGAGCATATTACATGGACGATAACGAGCCTGAGTTTGATCAACTTCTGAAAGGGATTAACGAATTTGAAATAACCGTAGTCAAAGAATTGCGCGAAAAGAAATAGTTTGTATAATTGCCTCAGAAAATACATCCGTGTGGTAGCGGATTGAGGATAACACCATAGAAGAAGCCCTCGCGGGGAAAGTGACTACCACCACTTGAACTGCGGGGGCTATGTATTTAAAAAAGTTTCGACAAATGAAACCAGTGACCATATCCAAAAGTAAATTCAAAACATTCGAGAGCCTAAGCGATAAAGACGCAGGGGAACTCATAAAGGCACTAATCTTAAAAGAGCAAGGCCAAACACCACGAATAAAATCGAGTGCAGTAAAGGCTGTATTTGCGAGTTTTGAAAAGCCCATCAAGGAAGTGACTCAGGGCGAACTAATACCGATTGTTGACGAATTAGAAACTGAGTGCAAAGGCTTTCTTTCCTATGTGAAAAAGCAGTTCTACTATTCATCTGAGGTTCGAGATTTAGACAGCAACGTAAAGAAGCAAGCCAACTACATGGGTCTTTATAGAAGACTCCGTAAAACCTACTCTAAGGACGAAATAAAACAGTCGATTGAGTTTGCAACGGGTGACGAGTTTTGGAGGCGAAACTTTCTTAGTCCAATGAAACTTGAAAAGGTGAGCGAAAAAATGGACGTCCAGTATATCAGTTACTTTCTGAGCCAAAGCAAAATAAAGCTGCACGAAAAAGAGAAACAAATAAGACTTACGATCAATGAAGGATAAGAATAATCGACGCCAAAGAATTCAAGGCATCCGTGAGGCTATGAATGAATCAATGTCACTTGAGATAGGAAAGTTGCCACCACAAGCGTTAGACTTAGAAGAGGCGGTATTAGGGGCTGTAATGTTAGAGCCAGAAAGATATTTGGAAGTAGCATCAATACTAAAGGCTGAACACTTTTATAAGGATGCACACACCCGAATGTGGTCGGCGGTTGAACGGCTCAAAAAGAAAAACGAGCCAGTTGACATCTTAACGGTGACTCATGATCTCAGAGCGAATGGAGAATTAGAATTGGTTGGCGGGCCTCTTTACATTACGCAATGCACCAATAGAGTAGCAAGTGCAGCGAATATCGAAGTTCATGCAAGAATCATAGTTCAAAAGAGCCTAGCACGTCAGTTGATTCAAATATCTGGAGTCAACATTCGGGAGGCATACGACGATACAACGGACATTTTTGATTTGATTTCAAAGGCCCAAAGAGCCTTAGAAGATTTGATTGCAAGCGCATCAAATGGAAGCTATTTCACACCTAAGGGCATCATAAAAGAAATGGTTGAAGATGTTCACGCTCGAATGAAAAGCCAAAAACAAAGGGGGTTGATTTCATCAATAGCCACAATTCAAAACAAGTTAAACTCGTTTCATCCATCGGAGTTAATAGTAGTGGCCGGACGCCCCGGCAGTGGAAAGACGGCTTATATGTTAAGCGAGGCATATCATTGGGCAAACGCGGGTTATCCAGTGGGGGTGTCTTCAATGGAAATGAGTAAAGAACAACTTCTTTTTAGAATGGCATCCATCATTACAGGAATAAGCGGAGTCACTTTATCCAAGGGTAAGTTAACAGAAGAAGAGTGGTTACACTTTAACAAGTGCCTAGGTTACATTGAGAGCCTGAATATTTACATCGACGACACTCCAAATCAAAACATTCACGACATTCGTAACAATGTGAGATCACTAAAACAAAAGCACAACATCCGTATTTTTTGTGTGGATTATTTGCAGCTTGCGACTACTGGAGATAGGCAAATGAGAGAGCAAGAAATAGCGACTATTTCAAGGCTACTCAAAGTAATTGCAAAAGAGAACGCTATTCCAGTAATGGCACTTTCTCAACTTTCCAGAGATGTAGAAAAGAGGGGTGGTAGCGGTAAACCGAAACTTTCCGACCTCAGAGAAAGCGGTTCTATTGAGCAAGATGCTGACGTGGTAGGCTTCACTTGGCGACCTCACGAGTATGAACCTGAGACATACCCAAGTGACTTAGGTTACTTTGTCATAGCCAAACAAAGAAACGGAAGCCTAGGCGACTGCCGCATGAGATGGATAAAAGAAAAGACCTATTACACCAACTATGCAGCCGAAATAACCGATAGAACCGAATCAAAGAAACCAGAACCACAACAACCAACGAGCGATGATGTCCCCTTCTAACAGACCAAGAATCTACAGAGTAACGCACGGATATGACGTAATAACCAGCGATAACACCCTGTACCACGTACCAGGCCAAACCTTCAAGAAAATAGGCAAAATAGGGCCTAAATTCAAGCCGTCAGGGAATCTAGTGAAAGGAATACCAAACGAAATCAAATCAATTTTTTTCAAAATACAAGCACATGAATAAAAACGAAATCACACCTGACCGATTAAAGGAGTTTGGATTTAAGGAGTGGGACGATGGGTTTTCTGGTCAAATGCTGACCATTAGAAACCTTCACTATGTAGTGAAGTTCAATCACTGGTATTACAAGCGAGAGCAGATACACCATGCACCCACCACAATCAAAGAAGTAGAGGCTCTTTATTCGGGGCTTTACGGAGAGAAACTAATACAATAAAAGCCATGACCCCACAAGAAAAAGCAATCGAAATATTTAACTCAATGAAGGGATTCAGAGTTAAGCACTCACACGCTAAGAAGTGTGCGAAATATGCAGTGCAAATGGTTCTGAACGCGGTAGAGCTGAACACTCCTACTTATGAATTTTGGGGAAAGGTTTACCACGAATTGAATCAAATTAAGACCCCATGAAAAATACCCGACGTTGCAAAGTATGTAGGACTCAGTTTGAGCCTTGGGGCAATGGTAAGGTACCGGTGTGCAAAGACCCAAAGTGCATTTTGGATTTTTACCGAATGGAGAAAGAAAAAAAGGAGAAAGCAAAAGCAAAGGCAGAAATCAAAGTTTTGAAGGACAAACAGAAAGATGCAGCATGGTATCGCAAGGAGCTGCAGAAAGTAATCAACGCAATAGCCCGACATTTAGATTTTGGAAAGGCTTGTATCAGTTGTGGAAAGCCGCCTTATGGAGTAGTGCATGGAGGCCACAGATTCAACACAAAGGACTATTCAAACCTCAGATACAACCTCCACAACGTAAATAGTCAGGATTACTCATGTAACATGAAAAAGTCGGGCAACGTCGATGGATATGTAAAAGGCCTCCACGAGCGATATGGAGAGGCATACGCGAACTATGTGAACGTTGAACTACATTCGCTTTATCCAACGGTGAAACTAGGCTTAATCGACCTTATTTCAGCTTACGAAAAAGCAAGGGCTATTGAAGCAAGATTAAAGCGAGATTTAAAAGGCAGAACCCCAGACGAAATCATCCGAATGAAGGACGAACTCAATAACAAAATAGGCATTTATCAATTCAATTTTAATAACTCAACCAAATGAAAAGAGAAAATTTCATTCTCACAAGGGTAAAACTTGTGAGCGGCGGTGTCGAAGCCGACTACATCGACAGAGAAAACCCCAACTCACATATGAGTGAGACGCGGCAACAAAACCCACATCCAGACCTTAAAGAGGCTGTAAACCTTCTGAGGACAATGGTAGCAAGTGCAACCCATTTGACAGCACTTCACGATCTTGAAGCGTTCATAAAGAGCGAGACAGGAAAAAAGGAGTATCAAGGCATCTTAGCGAAGTGCCAAAGTATGCAAGCTGACATTTTGGAGAACATCGCAGTTTCTGGAATCTCAATAAAAGGAGAGGACGACAAGCGAGCGGTAGTAATCACATCGGTACTCACTTGCAAGGGTAAAAAAACAGCCTTGAACACAGCTCGAATTCTTTTGAATGGTGACGTTTACGGCAAAGAGGAAGCCCTTTCAGAAGACATCGACACGATTATCGAAGAGGTTTACTTGTACCTTTTTGAGGGCAAAACAAGCCAACTAGCAATGGAGTTCCAAGAGGTAGAGGGAGAAGAGTAACCAACCAAAAGACGGGGGTGTAAAAGCCCCTTTCTTTTAAACTAAAAGACCATGATTCATTATTTGGCCACAATCGTAACACTCGATTTCAAAGAACACAATCTCATCTTCTACAATAAGCAAGCGAGCGGACATGCAGATAGAAGCGATCATCTTCTTAACTATCTCAGAGGTCAATTAGGCCACGTAAGCATAAACGTAGGAGTGATTTCAAACTACGAATACAACAAGTTAAAAGACATGCCTCGTTATAGATGGGCGGCGAGCAACCCAGAGGAAACGAGAACCCTATTACTACTTAATAAAAATTTAGAACCACATTTCAAATGAAACCTGAAAGAATACCCATGATCCACAGAATGAAGTTTACCTCCCAAGAGGTAATTGAGCAGGTCCAAAACCCCAAGGAATACCCGATAAAGATTTCAAGACCCGTAAGCATAGGCAATGACGTTCAAAGCGGTGATAAGCTAATTTTCGAGCCTCAAGGAGTTGTGAGGTCAATTAGTCAGGTTACGGATATGTTTCTATTTTTGAAGCGATGAACCACGGATCACTTTTTAGCGGTTTTGGCGGCTTTGACTTAGCCGCTGAATGGATGGGATGGAATAACGTCTTTCATTGCGAATGGATGCCGGTTCCACGCCAAATACTTAAATACCACTTTCCAAATTCAATCAGTTATGAAGACATTACCAAAACAGATTTCACTATTCACAGAGGAACAATCGACGTTCTCACCGGGGGGTTCCCATGCCAACCCTATTCAGTCGCAGGAAAACGACTTGGGAAAGAAGACGAGCGACATCTCTGGCCGGAGATGCTTAGAGCAATACGCGAGATTGAACCAAGGTTCGTCGTGGGCGAAAACGTTCGTGGCCTCGTTAATTGGAATGGGGGAATGGTCTTCAACGAGGTGCAAGCTGACTTGGAAGATGCAGGGTACGAAGTCGTCCCGTTTATTATTCCAGCTTGTGCCGTCGGTGCGCCCCACCGACGAGATAGGGTCTGGTTTGTTGCTCACGCCCACCACACGCGAGGAGGTTCAAGATTTGGAGAAATTCAAGGAAAGAATGGAGAAATATCCGAATGGAACAACGATGAAGAATCTTGCGACCCAGGTAGTGGGGTTGCTTCCAACACCCTTAGCGGTTCAACGCGACCACCCGGAGAGGGTAAAGGAATTGAAGGAAACGGGAACGGAAACAATCCACAGCCGCAAGAATGGGGAACAAAGGCCGAACAGCATATTGGATGCGCTAATGTTTCAAGGAATGATACCTACACCGACAGCCCAAATAATCAAACACGGACACAGCGAAAAGTATTGGGACAACAGAATAGGCAAGAGGCAGATGGATTTAGGTATGTGGAACGCGGAGGAAAATGGCAAAACTTCCCAACTCAATCCCCTATTTGTGGCGGAGATGATGGGCTTCCCACCGAATTGGACGGTATTACCTTTTCAAAGTGGCGAAATGAATCAATCAAAGGATACGGAAACGCCGTAGTGCCTCAAATGGTTTACCAAATTTT